ACTTTAACTAATAAGTCAATAGACTCAGATAACAATACAATTACTAATATAGTTAACGCTGATATTAAATCATCAGCTGCAATTGCATTTAGTAAACTGGCAGACTTGACTGCTTCACGTGCCCTTGCTTCAGACAGTAACGGTGACGTATCAGTAACGAGTGTAACTGCAACAGAATTAGGATATTTAGATGGCGTTTCAAGTGCAATTCAGACACAATTAGACGCTAAACATGCAACTATTGATTCATCTAACAGATTAAACGCAAATCTAGTGGGTGACGGATCAGTAGATAGTACAGAATTTGGATATTTGAATGGTGTAACAAGTGCTGTTCAAACACAAATAGATAATAAAGCAACGAAAGGTTTTGCTATTGCGATGGCAATTGCATTATAAATATATAAATAAGAGAGAATAGATATGGCACAAAACTTTAGAAGATATATAGCAAGAAACGTTGGCACGTCAGCAGTCACTTTACATACTGCTAACAGTTACGATACTGTAATAGGTATTGCTATTGCAAATACAACGACAAGTGAAATCAAAGTAGATGTTTATGTAAATGATGGTTCAAATGACTATTATTTAATAAAAAATGCCCCTATTCAAAACGGTGGTACTTTACAAATTATAGATGGAGGAGCTAAATACGTTATTCAAAGTGCTGATGTATTAAAAGTAGTATCTGATACTGCTAGTTCTTGTGATGTTTGGGTAAGTGCCGTTGACGCAATATCGGATTAAGGAATAAATGGCTTACATAGGAAACAATACTGCTCAAACTGTTGATGATACAATAGATCAAAGGTTTGATGAATTTAAGGCAATCTCAATTGACAGTTCTGCTGTTCAAACTATCCACTTGGGTGGTGATGAAACAGGAGTAAATGCTAATCCTGAGGATGCTTTTGGTGTTTCTTTAACCATTGTAAAGACAGATTGCAATCACAAAACATTTAGAACAATAGACATGGGTACTGTTTCAGTACAATTGGGTGTAGTTGACTTTGGATTCGTTGCAAATTCTAATTAATATTATGATAATTAAAAAAAATAGGGAGTAAAATAACTTATTATTATAAATAATACAGTTAGTTTGTTACAAAAAGGGAGAGATTAACAATGCCAACAATTTTACAATTAAGAAGAGGTACTACTGCCGAGAACGCTGCCTATACAGGATCAGCGGGAGAAATAACGGTAGATACAACTTTAGATAAAGTTATCTTACACGATGGTTCTACTGCAGGTGGTACTACTGTTGGTAACTTACAAGGAAATATTCAGTTAGGTAAGACGGCTGCAGGTGAAATAGATACTGCTTCAGGAAATCTTACAATAGACTCAGCTGGTGGTACAGTAACGATTGACGACAATCTTACAGTATCAGGAAACTTAACAGTTTCAGGAACAACTACAACTGTAGACTCAACAACAATTAGCATTCAAAATGCTTTTGTATTTGAAGGTGCAACAGATGACGCACACGAAACTACATTAACAACAGTTGATCCTACTGGTGATAGAACAATATCATTACCTAACGCAACAGGTACAATAGTATTAAAAGATACTACTGATACACTTACAAACAAAACAATTACAAGTGCTGTATTAAATACAGGTGTTTCAGGTTCTGCTATATTAGACGAAGATAATATGGCGACTAACTCTGCTACGCAACTTGCAACTCAACAATCTATTAAAGCATACGTTGACGCTGTGGCAACAGCTTCAGACCTAGACTTTCAAGGTGACTCTGGTGGTGCATTATCAATTGATTTAGATAGTGAAACATTAGATATCGCTGGTGGTACTGGTATTGATACATCTGGATCATCAAATACTTTGACAGTCGCTATTGATAGTACAGTTGCAACATTAACTGGAACTCAAACACTTACAAACAAAACAATTAACACTGCTTCAAACACAATTACAATTGTTGAGGCAGATATTTCTGACTTGGGTTCTTATATAACTGCAAGTTCTTCAAACACATTAACAAATAAAACTGTCGCTCTAGGTAGTAATACTGTTTCAGGTACTACTGCTCAGTTTAACTCTGCCCTTTCAGATGGTTCATTTGCTACATTGGCTGGAACAGAAACGTTAACAAACAAAACTTTAACATCACCTACTATCACAGGTACAGGTGCAATTGCAGGAACATTTACTGGTAACATCACAGGTGACGTAACTGGTAATGCTGACACAGCAACTACACTTGCAAATGCTAGAACACTTGGTGGTGTATCATTTGATGGAAGTGCAAACATTGATTTACCTGGCGTTAACGCTGTTGGTAGTCAAAATACAACAGGTTCAGCTGCAACTTTAACAAGTGCTAGAACTATTGCAGGAAAATCATTTGATGGTAGTGCTAATATTACAATTGCTGCTACAGATTTATCTGATACAGATCAAGCATTAGCTCAGGCTTCTAACGTACAGTTTGCTAACTTAACATTAAGTGGTAATTTAACAGTTAATGGTACAACAACTACAGTCGCAACAACAAACACAACCATTTCAGATAACCTACTAGAGTTAAACTCTGGTGCTGGTTCAAATGCAAATGACTCTGGTATTCTAATTGAAAGAGGAAGTACTGGTGACAATGCTATTATAGCTTGGGATGAAAGTGCTGATAAGTTCGTAGTTGGTACTACAACTGCTACAAATGACGCAACAGGTAACTTAACAATTGCAACAGGTACTTTAGTTGCAAACGTTGAAGGTGCTGTAACAGGAAACGCTTCTACAGCAACTGCTCTTGCAAACGCTAGAACAATTGCAGGACAATCGTTTGATGGTAGTGCGAATATTACAATCGCTTCAACTGACTTGTCTAACACAAGTGCTATTGCGTTACTGACTGCTTCACAAACTTTGACAAACAAAACAATTGTGGCTGGAAACAATACGATTTCAGGCATTACATCTTCACACTTTGCTAGTGCTGTAACATTAGTAATTAATGATTCATCTGGATCTGCTGTTAAGACAATTGTTGGTTCTGCAAGTTAATAATCAATTAATCTAAACCGATTTTTAGACACACCATAATTGCGTCTTCGCAACGCCTAATAATCGTATAAATAGTAATAAAGGATTAATATGGCCAACCCAGCAACAAGAGAACAATTAAAACAGTACGCTTTAAGAACACTAGGGAAACCTGTAATTGAAATCAACGTAGATGACGATCAGGCTGAAGATAGATTAGATGAAGCGTTACAATACTTTGCTCAATATCACTATGATGGCGTTGAAAGAACATACCTTAAATACAAAGTAACTCAAGCAGACGTAGATAGAATTAAATCGCCTTCAGGTGATACTGCTTCAAGTGTTACTAAAAATTCAGTTACTACTGCATGGTCTGAACAAAATAACTTTATCGTTGTACCTGAAGCTGTACTAGCAGTTACAAGAATATTCCCTTTATCAAATAGAGGTAATCAGAATATGTTTGATGTTAGATATCAATTAAGATTGAATGATCTGTATGATTTTTCATCTTCTTCAGTTATTCATTATGAAATGGTAATGAAAAATTTAGATATGTTAGATCATATATTAGTAGGTGAAAAACCTATTAGATTTAATCAGTATAATAATAAACTCTTTGTAGATATGGATTGGAAAACAGATATAACTGTTGGCGAGTATCTTGTAATTGAGTGTTTTAGAAAACTAGACCCAACTGTTATGACCGATGTATATAACGACATATACTTAAAAAGATATGTTACAGCATTACTTAAAAAACAATGGGGTTCTAACTTATCTAAATTTAATGGTGTTGCAATGTTAGGTGGTGTTACACTTAACGGTCAACAAATATTTTCAGAAGCACTACAAGATATACAAAAATTAGAAGAAGAAATAAGAGGCACATACGAAACGCCTGTAACTTACATGATAGGATAATGCCATGCCAGTCAATCATCACTTTCAAGGCGGCAATGGAATTGGTAACTCAGCAGAAAAGAGATTACACGAAGATTTAATCATAGAAGGCCTAAGAATGTACGGCCTAGATAATTTCTACTTACCAAGAACATTAGTCAACAAAGATTTAGTTTTAGGAGAAGATACTCTATCTAAATTTGACCAGTCATATATGCTTGAGATGTATATGGAAACTGCTGAAGGTTTTGGTGGCGAACAAGAATTAGTATCTAAATTTGGTTTAGAAATTAGAGAAGATACAACATTTGTCATTGCAAAAAGAAGATGGCAAAATCAAGTTGATAACAAAGCAAATAGTATAGTAGATGGTAGACCTAACGAAGGTGATTTAATTTATGTGCCTTTGATGAATAGTTTTTTTGAGATACAATTCGTAGAAGATCAGGAACCATTCTTTCAATTAGGTAACTTACCTGTCTATAAATTAAGAACAACTAGATTTGAATATTCTAGTGAGAAGATTGATACAGGCAGATCAGAAATTGATGTTGCTGAAGATAGATTATCTATAGATCAATTACAACATCAATTAACATTAGAAGATGGTGGTGGTATTATGTTAGAAGATTCTGATACTACAATAAACACTATAAATTTCTTATTGGCAGAAACACACGTAGATATAAATCTTGCAACACAAACAAGAGATTACGCTGACAATGCCACGTACAATGCTGACGCTGGGTTTGATACTGCTAGTACAGGCGATGATATACTAGACTTTACAGAAAGAAACCCTTTCGGAGAGGTTGACGAAACATAATGTTTGGAAAACAATTTTACCACGAATCATTAAGAAAGATTGTTGTATCATTTGGTACAATATTCAATAACATTGTTATTGTAAGAAAAGATGGTAATGGTAGTACAGTACAAAGATTAAAAGTCCCTCTATCATATTCGCCTAAAGAAAAGTTTTTAACAAGACTAGAACAACAACCTAATTTAGATCAAAGAGAAATGGCAATGTCATTACCTCGTATGGGTTTTGAAATTGCTGGTTTATCTTATGACTCATCTCGTAAATTACAAAGAGTAGGTAAATTTAAAAACGTAAATACTACAGACGCAAGTAAACAGTATTATCAATACAATCCTGTACCTTATAATTTATCATTTAATTTATATTCATTTACAGCAACTGCTGAAGATGGTCTATGTATTATAGAACAAATATTACCATACTTTCAACCAGACTATACAGTTACAGTAAATGCAATACCAGACATGGGTATAAAAAGAGATGTACCGATAACACTAAATAGTGTTGATTATCAGGATACATATGATGGTTCATTTACACAAAGAAGAGCTGTAAACTATACATTAAACTTTACAGCAAAAACTTATCTATATGGCCCTATATATTCTAGTAAAGTTATTAAAACTGCTCAAACAGATTTGTATAACGACACAGGCGCTAGTGCAGAAAAAGAAGAAAGAATTGTTGTAGTTCCTAATCCGACTACTGCTGACGCTGATGATGATTTTGGATTTACAACAACTATAACGAATTATTAATTATGACTATAGACGAAAAAATAAACGAAGCTCTTGGTATCTCTAACGAGAAAATACTAACTAAAGCTGTTGTCAAAAAAGAATTTACTCCACCTGTACCTAGGATGGAAGATAAAGAAAAAGAAGACGTTGATAACGACTACAAATACAGTAGAGAAAATTATTACAATCTTATAGAACGAGGACAAGACGCAATACAAGGTATACTTGATATTGCAAACGAAAGTCAACACCCTAGAGCATATGAAGTTGCAGGTAACTTAATCAAACAAGTTGCTGATACAGTTGACAAATTACAAGACTTACAAGGTAAACTAAAAACATTAAAACATGTGCCAGATAAAGCAAGCACAAATATAAAACAGGCGTTGTTTGTAGGATCATCAGCAGAGTTACATAAAATGTTAAAGAATAAAAACAAAAATGTAGAAGTGCAAGAAGATAAAAAGTTTGATGATGGTTTTAATCCTGACGAAGTAAAATATGACTGAAGCATATCTAGGTAATCCTAATCTATACAAAGCAAATTTACAACAAAGTTATACCGAAGATCAAGTAAGAGAAATTGCAAAGTGTATGGAAGATCCTATACACTTTATAAAAACATACACTAGAATTGTAAACATTGATGAAGGTCTAGTACCTTTTAATATGTATCCTTTTCAGGATAAAATGGTTAAGACATTCCATGAAAATCGTTTT